ATAGAAATAATGGAGGGCAACCATAAAAAAGCAGCCGAAAGGATTTTTGAGATTTGCACTACTTATTTGGAAGTTATAGAAGAAACAGGTTTAATAGCAGCAGCCAGTCCAAAGGAAATTCAAGGTTGGGCTGATTTAGCTATAAAATTAGAAAGGCTAAGTCTGGGTTTACCTGGAGATAAACCTAAAGAGGTAAGAGACAATAATGATAAAGGAAATAAAGTCGTCAATATAACAAAGATAGAAAATCAACAGAACCAAATTCAAAATGTAGCAACCCAAAATAATAACCCCATAAAAGGGTTAAATGATGTTGAACATAGAAAATACTTGCAGGAAGTAGCCAATACGCTAATGATTGCTAGCCCAGAGGTGATTAATAATAAAAATGGAACAGAACAATCAAAGACCATTAATAGTGAGCCAGATGTCGAAGCAAGAATTGACGAGTTTGACACAGCAATTGATGCCAAAAATGAATAAATATATTCCATATGCCCCAACCGCTAGACAAAGCGCTTTCCTTTTACAAAATTCAAGGGAGGTATTCTACGGAGGGGCAGCCTGAGCAGGCGGTGGAAAAAGTGTAGCTCTGCTAATGAGCGCTCTGCAATATGTTGAGGAACCAAATTACTCTGCATTAATGTTAAGAAGAACTTATGGTGAATTAGCTTTACCTGGTGCTTTAATGGATATGGCTGCCGAGTGGTTGCAACCATTTCGTAAAACCAAGGAAGTCCACTGGTCTGAAAAAAATAAGACTTATACATTTCCAAGCGGTGCCACATTGACATTTGGATTTCTTGAGCACCCCAATGATAAATATCGTTATCAGGGGGCACAATTCCAAGGAATTTTCTTTGATGAGGTTACTCAGTTCGAAGAGGAGGATTATAAATATTTATTTTCACGTAGCAGAAGAACTTTAAAAATGGCTGAAAATGTTCCATTGAGATTCCGATCTGCATGTATAGATACTGGAGATGTACTAACAATTAATGGGTGGAAACCCATTAAAGATGTAAATGTTGGAGAATTGGTTTATAGTGTTGATAGATTTGGTAGTATGGAATTAAAACCCGTTATAGCAAAGCAGGAATATAATTATGATGGTGAATTAATAAGGGTTAAAAAAAAGAATTTATATATGTCTTTTACACCTAACCATAGATTATTTAATAAAAGGGGGGCTAGACCAGGAAAACCTAAAAAATATGATTTGCAACCATATAATGAAATAAAAAAAGCTACTATTGATATAGTCAGGGCACCAATAAAATATAAAAGTAATGGTAAAATAACACCTGAGTTAGGGTTAGATGAGACTACCTTTATTTCCTTATTAGGACTGTATCTTGCTGAAGGAAGTTATAAAACTACTGTAAGAAAAGGTAATTATAATATAATGATAACACAATGCCAAAAAAATAAGATGGATATTATACAAAAGGAAATACTTAGTAAAATAAATATTAATTATTGTTTATGTAAAAATGGCGACGCTTGTTTCTGTAATAAAAAGTGGTGGTCATATTTTAGCCAATTTGGTAAAGCTAAGGATAAGTTTGTGCCAAGAGATATATTAACCAATGCGTCAAAAGAACAACTTCAACTATTATTTAAATGGATGGTCTTTGGTGACGGACATATGGGAGTAAATGGTAATATTAATTATACAACTGTTAGTTATCAATTGGCAAAAGATGTTGCTGAAATAGCGGTTAAATTGGGGTGTAAAGTAATGATAACTAAGACAGTACTTCCTAATGTTAATCATAATGATAGGTATAGTGTATATATAAAACCTGGGCAAGATACAACTAGATTAGAATATAATGGTAAGGATAGGAATGACTATAAAAAAGAAAAGTATATTGGTAGGGTTTATTGTATCTCTGTAAAAGATAATGAAACATTTGTAGTTAAACAAAATAATTATGTTTGGGTATCTGGAAATAGTAACCCTGGCGGGATAGGTCACCAGTGGTGCAAAAAAAGATTTCTTATAGAAGGTAGGACTAAGGGGCGTATCTTCATTCCAGCGGTCTTATCTGATAATAAATACTTAGACTACGATTCTTACGTTGAAAACTTAAATGAATTGAGCCCTCTGGAACGAGAACAACTCTTAAATGGAGACTGGGAGATAAACTCAGGCGGTAAGGTATTCAAACGTGAGTGGTTTGAGATTATTGATAAACTTCCTGAAACAGACAAGCATATAACAAGGGTCAGATATTGGGATTTAGCCGCAAGTGAGGAAAATAAAACCAAAGGCTATGGTTATGACCCTGCTTTCACAGTAGGCTTAAAAATGGCTAAAATTGTAAATAAAGGTCAGCAAGACATTTATGTCATAGAGGATATCAAACGATTTCAAAAACTCCCAGATGGGGTTGAAACTGAAATCTTAGCCACAGCATATGAAGATGGCAAGGAAGTTGAAATATGGATGGAACAAGAACCAGCAGGAAGCGGCAAGACAGTCATAAATGATTATGTCAAACTCTTGAGCAGTTTTACGTTTAGAGGTCAAAAAGAGGGCGGTTCAAAAGTCCTAAGGGCAAGTAAAGTATCTGCAACAGCAGGCAATGGTAGAATTAAACTCCTAAGAGGTCATTGGAACGAACCTTTCTTGGATGAAGTAGAATATTTTCCTGATTCCAAATACAAAGACCAAGTCGATTGCTTAAGCGGAAGTTTTGATAAATTAAGATTTTTCTCTGGTTATGCGGTATTGCCTCAGGCAATAGCTCACGAACAGGGTGGCAGTTACTGGTTAACAGAATAAAAAATTAAAAAAGACAGGGTTAAAAAAAAGTAGACCAATAGAGCGGGTAAAAAAAAGGAGGGCTGAAAATTTGGATGAAAAAGAAGAGCTGGAGAATTTAAAGCGTTTGTTATTTAAGGCAGTAAAGGGGGAAGGCGATAAAATGTTAGTAGAAATAATAACAGATTATATGGAAGGTTTCTGTAAAATCAAGCACGATTGCTTTGCTGAAACTATAAGTGTGGGATTCAGTGAACTTAAAACACTGATAAAAGATAACCACAGAAATACTAAAGAAGAATTAGAAAAAGTAAATTTAAGTATGGATACAATAAAGAAAGATTTGGGGTTGAATGGGTACAATAGACGAGATAAATAAAATTAAAGAGGAAATATCTGGTGAAAAGGGATTAAAGGCACAGATACAAACCAATACAACTTGGATTACTCAGGCGACTGTTAAGTTAAACATCTTATTTGGTGTATTGACTTTCCTGGGAATTACATTTGGTGGTTTGATTATAACTTTAATTTGGGAAATATTAACGCATAAGATAGTTTTAGGATTTTAAAAAAAAAAATGAAAGGAGGTTCAATAAAATGGACTCAAGTATGGAAGATGTAGAAAAATTAGATGGTAACACAGGACAAAGAACTTACATGGGAGAAATAGGTGTTCGTGGCTTAGAGAGATATGGTGGATACATATATGAAGAATTTCTGCCAAATCTTAAGATGCCTCAAAGTTTAAAGGTTTACAAGGAAATGTCAAGCAATGATGCTACTATAGGAACTATCCTATTTATTTATGAACAGATGATTAGACGAGTTAAATGGACAGTTCCACCAGTATCAAAAAAACGTATTGATAAACAGGTTGCACAATTCATACAAGAATGTATGAATGATATGAGCCATACATGGATTGACCTTATAACTGAAGCGTGTTCTATGTTTACTTATGGTTGGTCTTGGCATGAGTTATGCTATAAATATAGAAATGGTGAAAATAGAAATCCTGATAAAACCAGTAAGTTCAATGACAATAGAATAGGGTGGTCAAAGATACCAATAAGAAGCCAAAATAGCTGGAATAGATGGATATACGATGACAATGATTCTGATAAACTGCTTGGTATGGAGCAAAATGCTGCAAATGTTGGTAAATCAGTAATTATTCCATGGGAAAAAAGCTTGCACTTTGTAACAAAGCCAAACAGAGGAAATCCAGAAGGTGAATCTTTACTTAGACGTGCATACAAAGCTTACTATTATAAGAAAAAAGAGGAAGAACTTGAAGGTATTGGAATTGAAAGGAATTTAGCTGGTTTGCCTGTTATAACACCTCCATTGGAAGCTGCCAATCTGTTTGATACAACTAACCCTGAAATGGTTACAATGTTAAATAACTTAAAAACTATGGTCAGTAATATTCGTATGGATAAATACATGGGAGTTGTACTTCCACCAGGCTATACTTTGGAACTTAAATCAAGCAGTAGTGGTCAAAGACAATCAGGCACAAATGAGATAATCAATAGGTGGGACCAAAGAATAGCTATCACCCTCTTGGCTGATATAATATTTCTTGGTTCTGACAAATCAGGAAGCTTCGCACTTGCTGACGTCAAGAAAAGCTTGCTGGCATATGCTCTTGAAAGTCAACTATTAAATATGGCAAATGCTATAAACCAATTTGCTATACCAAGGTTACTCAGGCTTAATACATTTGCTGG